TCTCAAAAACCACCATTTGCCAATATTCTAAGTAAATTTGCCAGTTACAATTACATTTTTACTATATCTTGTCTTGATAATCAAAGCATAAATTTTCCTGATTCTACATACCGCGCTGGCCGATTTAATCAGTTAGTGTTGGCCAGCGGATCAATTAATCCAGAAAATCGAGTCAACACAGCATTTGGAAAATATGATTTTTTTATGGATGATTTAACTATATCACATGAATGTGCATTCAGCAAAGACGCCAAAAACACCAATATAATAGGAATGCGATTCAAAGTGATTGAACCTTACAGTATGGGATTGTTTGCTCAGGCATTACAAGTTGCTGCTGAAGATGCAGGATATCCAACTTACTTGCTGTCTGGATCTCCTTTTTTATTAACCATTGACTTTGTTGGGCACACAGAAGATCAATTGGCTGCTTCGTTACCTCTAGAAAGAAGATTATATCCTTTTACTTTTGCTTCAATCCAGGCTCAAGTTACTACCAAAGGTACCGAGTATGAAATTGTTGCCAATCCTTATAATAATGTAGCCTTTAACAAAAGTTTCCAAATGATTCAAAGTGATACAAACATCAGCGGAGAAACAGTTCAAGAAATGTTACAAACTGGAGAAAAAAGTTTGCAACGTGTGATTAACGATTATCTAAAAGAACAGGCAAAAACTGACAATCGTGAACCAGATGAAATTGTGATATTATTCCCCGATGATCCGTCATCACCGTTGCAATCGGCCTCAGAAGACATTAACTCTGCAACAAAAAGTCCCAAGAATTCTGATGGAAATGCTGACATATACAGCAAATTAAAATTAAAAAGAAGCACTGGTGAATTGAACAAAACTCAAGTGCAAGAATCAGGATCAGTTAACACAGTCGGATCAGCCAGCATGGGATTTACTTCCGCAAGGCAAGGTGACAGTCCATTTGGCAAAGACAATGCTATTTACGATGCAGAAAAAGGTGTCTATGTACGAGGAAATTTAGAAGTCAATGTGACCACTAGTGATTTTAAATTTTTACAAGGTACTGACATTACCAACGTAATTAATCAAGTGGTGATAATGAGTGACTACGCCAAACAGGCGCTGCGTGATGGACAAGTTGACGATGCTGGTATGGTACCATGGTGGCGTATTGATCCGCAAGTATATCAAAAGAAAACCACGGCCAATTTAGGTAAAACTGGCGATTTTCCTAAATTAATTGTGTACAGGGTAGTGTCATACAAGGTCAATTCGGCAATACTGTTGCCGCCTGGCGCAGCACCAAAAGGTGCTAGGAAATTAAAAGAAGAAGCGATCAAAGTTTATGATTACATATACACAGGAAAGAATACTGAAATAATAGATTTTCAAATTAATCTTGATGCTACTTTTAAAAAAGCAGTGGCTCCTGACGGATTTAAATCATCCCAAGATACTAAAACTAAACAACAAACAGGACAAGACGCAACAGAAGTAGACAAAGAACCCACATTTGACAGCGGCGCCAACAACATTGCCAACGCTACTACCAGACAAGTGTCGTACACTGCTACTCAAAGCAGCACCGATAAAAAAGGCGGGGGCGGCCAAGAAGATATTTCCACACGAATAGCTAGAAATTTTATGGATGCACTGGTGTTAGGACAGGACCTAGTGAATACAGATTTGAAAATTCATGGAGATCCTTATTTTCTTGGTGATAGCGGAATTGGAAATTATTCCAGTCCTGAAACCAACTACCGAATGATCAACAGTGACGGCAGTATGAATTATCAGAATACTGAAATCTATATAGTCGTTAATTTTAGAACACCTACGGATATTCAAGAAGGCACTAATGTGTACAAAAATTTAGAATCCAGTTCTATGTTGGTACAAAGTTTTAGCGGGCTGTACAAGATCCAACGTGTAGAAAGCAGGTTCAGTGGAGGCAAATTTACACAAACGTTGGGCATGGTACGACAAGTACATCAAGAATTAGTGGACAGGAATGCTCCAGTGGTAAGTCTAGGTGTCAACCAAGATGCTGGTCCTCCAGTTGACACATCGCTGCAATCTGATGATCCTGATTACGAACAGGCCATTGCCAATATTGAAGCAGACAGTGTTGGTACCGAATCTAGCATAAGTGATCAAGAAATAACAAACAACAATGCCTCACTAGGCGATTGGAACGGATAATGAGTAACGACGATAGACTAGCAGATGGCGCCAAACCGGACGCTCGTCCTGGACCTTTTTTGGCCAGAGTAGTCAGTATTACTGATCCCTATTATATGGGCACACTAGAGGTGGAACTGTTGCACGAATCCGGCAATCAAAATGCTAGGGAAGGTCAAGTGCATCAGGTCAAATACCTAAGTCCGTTTGCTGGCAGTACCAGTGTGGCGTATGTGGACGAAAACAACGAATACAACAGCACACAAAAATCATACGGCATGTGGATGGTGCCGCCCGACATTGGCAACACAGTTGTGGTAATCTTTATAGACGGAGATCCCAGAAGAGGATTCTGGATTGGGTGTGTGTTAGACCCCAATGTAAATTTTATGATGCCAGGATATGCTGCCACGTCATTTAATCTAGATGGTGATAAATCACGAACTCCTGTTGCCGAATATAATAAAAAAGCCAACGATATCAGTGCTAAAGATACCACACGATTGTTAAAACCTTTTCATCCATTTTTGCAAGACAGATATCTTGAACAAGGCCTGTTGGAGGATGACATTAGAGGTATTACCACATCCAGTGCCAGAAGAGAAATTCCCAGTGCTGTGTTTGGCATATCGACCCCCGGACCAATTGATAAAAAAGGTCCACGTGGAAAAGTTGGAAAATTTGAACATGCTGCTAACGAAGCATTTATCAGCAGAATTGGTGGCTCGAGTTTTGTCATGGATGATGGTGATGACAAATTTCTTCGTAAAACATCACCCTCAGAAGGTCCCCCTGAATATGCAGCAGTTGAAGACGGTGAAAGTGACGGTGATGTTTATAGACCCCACAATGAGTTATTGAGATTTAGAACACGTACAGGTCACCAAATACTGCTACACAATACAGAAGATTTAATTTATATTGGCAATGCCCGCGGCACCAGTTGGATTGAAATGACCAGTGACGGCAAAATTGATATCTATGCAGAAGACAGTGTTAGTCTACATACTAAACAAGATTTAAATTTTTATGCAGACAGAGATATCAATATTGAAGCAGGAAGAAATTTAAATATCAAAGTTGCTCAAGAAATGCATACTCATGTTATTGGTGATCAAATACTAATAGTTGATGCTAATCAAAAAATACACATTAAACAGGCAGTGGATATTACTTACGATACAACATATACACATCATGTAAAAGAAGATGTTAATATGTTATATGATGCAAATTATCTGCACCATACAGTGGGAAATGTTGATGCGCTATATGATGGAAATTTTACTAATACTGTAGGTGGAAATTTTGACCTTAACATCGGCGGCCATAATTTTCAAACATCAGGCAGCAATATGGAAATTAACGCGGCTAACACCACTATCTCTGGAGGTAATATTAATTTCAACGGACCTACAGCATCCACCGCTGGTTCAGCAAGCGCCGCCAGCGAAGCAGAATTACCAAAAGAATTAAAAACTCACAGTGTTCCAGATGAAGAAGGCAGTGAATTAACGCAGTCAATCATGCGTAGAATACCAACGCACGAACCTTGGCCTCACCATGAAAATCTCGATCCAGTGAAGTTTAAACCTGATCAAACTGACAGAGATATTGATGATAGAAATGAAAGCAATTCTAGTTCAATTGCAGATCCTGCGGAACTGTGGAAAAAATACACTACCGGAACAGATACATTTGCTAAAATTTCAGGAGCAAGCGAAATATGACAATCAACAACAGATTATATAATAGAATCACAGTCAAGGGACCTGGTAAATCTCAACAAACTCCCAACACAAAAATTTACAAAGGGTTTAGCACAATTAGCGATGCTACTGAAAATTTTGGACTGTATGATCTCGCATTGATCAAACAAGACATAATAAATCATTTTCACATTCGTCAGGGCGAAAAGTTAGAAAATCCCACATTTGGCACAGTGATATGGGACCTGTTGTATGAGCCATTCACTCCTGAAATTCGAAATGCCATTGTAAAAAATGTTGAAGAAATAATAAATTACGATCCTCGGATCAAGGCCGATCAAATTATTGTAAATCAATACGAAAGTGGCATACAGATTGAATGTGAATTGGTATATTTGAATTTTAATATAAGTGAAAGTTTGCAATTTAAATTTGATCAAGACAATGGTCTAATAAGTTAAATGCGTAGTTTAATTTACAAATAAATATACTGAACAAGGATAAACGATGTCATCTACCGATCGTCAGAATCGATTACTAGTTGCTGAAGACTGGAAACGCATATATCAGACTTTTAGAAATGCTGATTTTCAAAGTTACGACTTTGAGAATCTTCGCAGAGTGATGATATCATATATCAGAGAAAACTATCCTGAAGATTTCAATGACTATGTTGAAAGTTCTGAATACCTAGCGCTGATAGATCTCATTGCGTTTTTAGGACAAAGCATTGCATTTCGTGTGGATCTAAATGCCCGTGACAATTTTTTAGAATTAGCAGAACGTCGCGAAAGTGTATTGAGATTGGCAAGACTGTTGAGTTACAATGCCAAACGGAATTTAGCAGCCAACGGATTTTTAAAATTTACCAGCGTAAAAACTACAGAAGCAGTGATTGATTCCAACAACAGAAATCTTTCAGGCATCACTGTGGCATGGAACGATCCTACCAACGCCAACTGGAATGAACAATTTATCAAAGTAATTAATTCTGCATTAGAACCCACTAGACAATTTGGTAAACCCGATGCCAAGGCCACCATAGTGGGGGTTCCTACAGAGCAGTATAGATTTAAAGGCATCAGCACCGATGTGCCAGTGTTTGGGTTCACTAAAGCAGTTGACGGCCGAAACATGCAATTTGAAATTACCAGCACAGTTATAGACACGTTGAATGCCGCGGTGAAAGAAGAGCCACCGGCACTAGGTGTGACACCTGCTTTTATCTACAAGGATGACGGCAAGGGCACCGGTTCAAGTAACACTGGATTTTTCTTTCACTTTAGACAAGGTCAACTTAATACAGGCACATTTACACTAGATCAACCAGGGTCAAATGAAATTGTTGACATAGATGCTGCCAACATCAACAACACAGATGTATGGCTGTACAAATTAGACAACAACGGTAGAGAATCTCAGTACTGGGCTCCAGTATCTGATTTCAAAGGCAACAACACCATCTACAACAGTTTAGAAAAAAATATAAGAAACATCTATAGTGTCATTACTCGTGTGGGTGATAGAATAAGTTTGAATTTTTCTGATGGGGTATTTGGCACGTTGCCACTGGGCACCTTTAGAATATACTATAGAACCAGCAATGGATTTTCTTACACTATTAATCCCAAAGACATTCGTTCAGTAAGTGTGGATATTTCTTATGTCAGTAACACAGGTCAAATTGAAGTATTAACAATTAACATGAGTTTGTTGTCTACTGTGGTCAATGCAGCCTCCACAGAAACTAATGACAGTATCAAAACTAATGCTCCGGCTAGTTATTACACTCAAAATAGAATGATCACCGGAGAGGATTATAATATTAGTCCTTTGGCAGTGAGTCAAGAAATACTCAAGATCAAAGCAGTTAATAGAAGTTCCAGCGGAATAAGTCGTTATTTTGATCTAGTGGATCCCACAGGAAAATATAGTAAAACAAATTTATTTTCTGATGATGGCGTAGTTTATAAAGAACTGTATTCTGACAGTTTTAGATTTTCTTATGTAACTAAAACTGACATTGAGTTTGTAGTTTACAATCAATTATCTAATGTTATTAAAGATGATAATTTAAAAAATTATTTCTATGCTAATTATGAAATTGATACATCGGCAACTATCATTTCAAGATGGTATTCCACAACTGTTGATACTAATCAAAGCACCGGATACTTTGGAAATACTGTAGATGCTATTCCATATGCAACAGGACAATTTACCAGCACTGATTTAACTTACATTGAATCTGGAGCACTGGTTAAATTTATTGCTCCTTCCAATCAGTATTTTAACAAATCACTTAATAATAAATTAGAAACAATTCCTTCAACTGGGATACCGTCTAATGGATCCACAGTATTATGGACCAAAATTGTATCTGTTACCGGTGATGGTACTGCTAATAATACTGGTACTTTGTCTACCGGATTTGGTCCTATAATATTGAATGACATTGTTCCTAATGATGCTAGATTATCTAAAATTATTCCTAAATATAAAAATACAATTGAAAGCAGTACAATTACAACTATTATTGATCTAGTATTTGATAATAGACCATTTGGTCTGCGATATGACAGAATAACTAGAACTTGGAAAATTGTTTTCGAACAAAATTTAAATGTATCTAATTTGTTTAGTTTAGGTAAAGCAGGTGACAGATCTAATCAAAAGTTAGATGCCAGTTGGTTGATTTTGTTTACACCGGACGACGAATTTTACACAGTAAATTCTAGAAAACTTCGTTACATATTTGAGAGCGATCAACAGATTAGATTTTATTATGACAGCAGTGATAAAATTTATGACACTAGAACAAACACAGTGGCCAAAGATAAAATAAAAGTTTTAAGTATAAACACTGCACCGGCACCTTTAACTTCTGCTTATACATTTGATAGAGATTGGTCTATTCTCAAAGAATACAGTGGATTAGATGGATATGTTGACACTAAAAAAATTGAAATTACGTTTACCGATACAGATGAAGACAGTGTTGTAGATAATCCAGATATCTTTAATGACATTGTTGATCCACCTTCTGCTACTGAAACAAATTTGCTGATTCTTCAAAAAAAATATATTGTACAAGAAAAATACACTATCGGCGAACGACAAGAAGATTATCGATACATTTATAATGATTTAATAAATCCTACGGTTATAATTTTACCTTCAGAAACTGCAATTGCTTCATTCTCTCAATATGTAGAGGCACAACATTTTTATTTTATCGATACAGATGTAATAAAAAAATTAGATAAAGTTGCGTCTACATTGATACCAAGTTTACAATATAAAGTACTAATTGGTCGAGACAAATTAAAATTTCAATATATTCATAATGCAGATTATGAAACTAGAATTGATCCTGGAATTACAAACATAATTGACATCTTTATTTTAACAAAAGAATATGACACTACATACAGGCAATATATCAACGGATCAATTGAAGAAGAACCGTTGCCTCCTAGCAGCGCCAGTTTGTATAATGATCTTCACCCTACATTAAGAAAAATTAAATCTATAAGTGACGAAATCATTTATCACCCTGTGAAATTTAAAGTTCTATTTGGTAGTCTTGCAAAAATAGATTTGCAGGCCACATTCAAAGTGGTAAAAAATATAGAACAAGTTATCAGCGATAATGATGTCAAAACACGAATATTAAATTCTATAACAAAATTCTTTTCAATTGAAAATTGGGATTTTGGAAATACATTTTATTTTGGAGAATTGTCAACATTTGTATTGGCAGAACTATCACCGTTTATAGTAAGTTTTGTCATTGTGCCAACAGCAGACAATTTATATTTTGGTAGTTTATTTGAAATTACCTGTGAAAAAGATGAAATTTTTGTAAACGGAGCAACCGTTGATGATATCGAAATTGTATCTAGTATCACAGCAAGTAAAATCAAAGCCATCGGTGCAATTACAACTACTGAAAAAATTGCAAATAAAAATCAAATTTCTAGTTCTTAAAGGTAAACAATGGCATACGACAACAGTCAAAACGAATACCCAGTTCCGATAGATCCTTCTTCAAGAAAAATTTCTAGCCTACTGCCTCGTTTTTATAGATCTGACAGTAACAAAAAATTTGTTCATGCTACACTAGAACAATTATTACAGCCAGGCACTGTAAAAAAAGTCAACGGCTTTATTGGCCGTCAAGACAGCAAAGCCACGACTGCTGACGATATATTTGTACAAACTTCTACCACTGACAGGCAGAATTATCAATTAGAACCTAGTGCTATTATCAAAGATGACTTGAATAATGTTGTGTTTAACAAAGACTATTTGGATCATATCAACCACATCAGTGTACTGGGAGGTATAACCAACAATCATCGTCGATTAAACAAACAAGAATTTTACAGTTGGAATCCGTTGATAGATTGGGACAAGTTTGTAAACTTCCAGCAATATTACTGGTTGCCATACGGACCTTCTTCTATTCCAGTTTACGGACAACAAAAAACAATTCAAAGTGAATACACTGTGAGTTTGGTAGACGAGGGAGATAATTTTGCTTACATTTTTAATCCTGATGGGTTGACGAGAAATCCAGTATTAAAATTGTACAGAGGTCAAACATACAAATTTAATGTCACAACACCAAATCAAGCATTTAGTATCAAGACTCAAAGAATAGGCGGAACGCTGAGTCGATATACTCAGGGTGTTTCAGTTGATGACAGTGGAGCAACGGCTGTAGAGTCTGGAATATTAATTTTTGAAATCCCGTTAGATGCCCCTAATGTGTTATTCTATGTCAGCGAAAATGATGTCAACATTGGTGGTGTATTGCAAATTCAAAACATAGAAGACAACACAGAGATTGACGTCGACACAGAAATTTTAGGCAAAAAAACATATACCATGGGCAATGGATATCCGCTTAGTAATGGTATGAAAGTAAACTTTGTTGGCGAAGTAACTCCGTCACAGTATGCTACGGGATATTGGTATGTTGAAGGTGTTGGTGACAAGATTCGGTTAGTATCTGCAGATGATTTAGAAATTGTCAGCGGATATAGCGAACAACGATCAGTACTGTTTGATGACACAGCATTTGATGAATTGCCATTTGATGATGCTACTGCCTTCGCCGGTGATCAAGATTATATCACAGTGAATCGAGCAAGCCCAGATAGAAATCCGTGGAGTCGTTATAACAGATGGTTTCATCAAAGCATTATAGATATTGCATCTACTGTTAACGGAACAACAGCAGATTTAGATCAAAGTGCAAGAGCCAAGCGACCAATTATTGAATTTACAGCCGGAATCAAACTTTATAATTTTGGAACCAAGGCCAAAAAAAATATTGATTTGATTGACACCTTTACCACTGATGTGTTTAGCACAATCGAAGGCAGTTTAGGATATAATGTAGACGGAGTTAGTTTAGCCGACGGCCACAGATTGTTAGTTACTGCAGACACTGACATTAGAGTAGTGGGTAGAATTTTTCAAGTAAAATTTATTGAAGTACAATTTGGATTAGGCCGTCAAAAACAAATAACATTAATTGAAGTTGACGACACAGAGCCTCAACAAGATCAAACAGTACTAGTTAAACTAGGTACTAATCAAGGCAAGATGTATTGGTTTGATGGTACTGTTTGGAAATTAGGCCAAGAAAAAATCAGTATAAATCAAGATGTATTGTTTGACATTTTTGATAACGACGAAGTCGGCATCTCAGATATTAACAAATACGAAGGCAGTACGTTTGTAGGTACAAAAGTTTTTTCCTATCAACGAGGTACAGGAATTGATGACAGCATATTAAAATTTCCATTGACATATAGAAATATTAACAATATTGGCGATGTAGTTTTTAATTTTAATTATACAACAGATACATTTTCTTACAAACAAGCCGCTGAACTGATAACAGTTAACGTGTCAAAAAATTATTTAAAAATTGTATTAGATGACACCGTAACCTATGCCAACGGATGGATAACAAATTATTACGATGATTTTCAAAGAGTCATCAGGATTTACAAAGGCCAAGAACAGACAAATAATTTTAATGTAGATGTATATGATGATATAACTGATCTTGCAGATTTAAAAATCAATGTATACATAAATGGAATTAGACTGCCAGATACACAATATGCTATTGAAGATGGCATCAAATTTAAATATGTCGTGCTGAATGTCAGTGCTGATATAAATGATGTGATTGTGATCAAAACATTGGCCACCCAGGCAAAAAATATCAACGGATATTATGAGTTACCAGTTAGTCTGCAAAACAATCCGTTAAATGAAAATGTCAACAATTTCACATTAGGACAAGTTAACGATCATGTCGACAGCATTATCAATAATCTTACAAATTTTCAAGGAATATTTCCTGGAAATAATAACTTACGAGATTTAGGTTTAATTGCACAGTACGGCACACGATTTATTCAACACAGCGGTCCCTTGACTAATAGTCTGTATCACATTGGCAGTAGAACATCAAACGCTGTAAACGCCATTGACACTGCAAGAGACGACTACGGCAAATTCAAAAGAAATTTTTTACTTGCTGCGGAAAATCTTGGAATTGATACTGCTCCTAGAGACTTTGTAGATTTAATATTAAATGAGATTAATAAATCAAAATCTAATACTGAGAAATATTATCTTAGTGATATGGTACCGCATACTGGTTTGCAGAATTACCAATTCACTGTGTTAGATTCTGATATTTCTACATATCCGTTATCTTTTAATTTTGACATGTCGACACTGTCAAATCATGCTGTGTTAATATACCTCAATGGCGAACAACTTATTTTTGCAAGAGATTATGAATTTAATAGTGAAGGATTTGTAAACATTCTTACAAGTTTGGCCGAAGGCGATACAATTGACATTGCAGAATATGATACCACCGACGGATGTTTTATTCCAGCCACTCCCTCCAAGTTAGGATTATATCCAAAATTTGTTCCTGAAATCTATATTGACAATACCTATTTAGAATCTACTCTAGTAATACAAGGTCACGATGGTAGTATAACGTTGGCATTTAATGATTATAGAGACAATTTGATATTAGAATTAGAAAAACGTATCTATAATAATATAAAAGTAAATTACGATTCTGAAATTGTAGACATTTATGATATTATTCCGGGATATTCTCGAGCAACAGAATATTCTCGACAGGAATTCTTAGATATATTGAGCGGTAGTTTTTATCGATGGGCATCATTAGTAGATAACAATATTGTTGTAAATGATTTTTTTGATAGATTAGATCCGTTTACTTTTAATTACAATCAAAATAAATTACCTAACGGAGAAGACAGTCCAGGATTTTGGAGGGGAATTTATAGATATCTATTAGATACTGACAGACCTCACACTCATCCCTGGGAATGTTTAGGATTTAGCATTGAACCTAATTGGTGGCAATCAGTGTATGGCCCAAGACCTTATACTTCGGACAACTTGATTCTTTGGGAAGATCTACAGAATGGCTTTGTTAGAGAACCTAACAAGCCCGTAATTACTAGAGAAAAATTTGTAAGGCCTGGATTGTTGTCAAGAATTCCAGCAGATCAGTATGGAAACTTAACAAGTCCGTTGCTGAGCAATTCAATTTATGGATTTATACAAGTTGACGCCAACAATGATTTTGTCTTTGGAGACGGTGCCCCCACAGAAACTGCGTGGTCACGATCTAGTTATTATGCATTTGCAGTGATGCAAACTGCGTTGCTGATGTATCCTAACAAAATATTAGGCCTATATCTTGATAGATCACGTACTGTAAAAAATCTCACAGGACAATTTGTTTATGCTGACACTAATTTAAGAATAAAATTTAAAGACATAGTATTACCAGCAACTGTGCAGTCTACTACTAGAACATACACTGCTGGTATTATCAATTGGATTGTAGATTTACAAACTGGAGTTAATGTTGAAATTTACAATAGTTACAAATATGATCTTAAAAATATTACATGCGGGCTAACCAGCAAGTTAGGTGGATTTACCAGCAAAGAAAAATTTAGATTATTGTTAGACAGTAAGAGTCCGTCTAGTACATCAAATGTATTTGTTCCCGATGAAAATTATGATATTTTCTTAAACACTAATTCGCCAATACAAAAAATAAATTATAGCGGTGTGGTTATACAAAAATCTGTTGACGGGTTTGAAGTTCGTGGTTATAATTTTGACGATCCGTATTTTGATTATTATCAACCTCAAGGCGCTGGCCGAGTAGTGAATATCGGGGGTATCAGCGAACTATTCCTAAATTGGGCATCCGGCCAAGTTTATCGTATTCAAACAATTGTTAGACAAAACAATCAGTATTATAAATGCACAGTTTCTCACACCAGCACTGACAGTTTTGACCAAACTAAATTTACTCGATTAAGTGCGTTGCCTATTATCGGCGGCAGAGATATTGAAATTAAAAAGTCTTTTGCAAATTCTATTACCAGAGTACCGTACGGAACAAAATTTACAGAGTATCAAGATGTTGTAGATTTTTTAATTGGCTATGGTAAACGTTTAGAAACATTGGGATTCATATTTGACAGTTTTAACACTGCGCTCAACACAATAACCAATTGGGAAACCAGTGCAAAAGAGTTTGCATTTTGGCTAACACAAAATTGGACAGTGGGCACAGTATTATGTTTAAGTCCCAGTGCATTGAAAATTTCTCTTCGAACAGAACTTGCACAAATTAACAATATTTTTGACATATTTTATCCGTATTCAATTTTGCAAAGTGACGGTCAACCGCTGGCTGCCGACTTTATCAACACCAACAGAGAAGATAATGTCTATTCACTTACTCCAAAAAATACTGTTCAGGGAATATACGGTGCTTCTTTTTATCTAATACAAAAAGAACATGTGTTGTTGTTAGATAATGTCACACAGTTCAATGATGTGATTTATGATCTACAGCCCGGATACAGACAAGAAAGAATTAAAGTGTTAGGATATCTGTCTAACAATTGGGACGGCGGTTTTAATATCCCAGGATTTATATATGACGAAGCCAAAGTTGAAGTCTGGAAACCTTGGACTGATTACTACCTGGGCGACATTGTACAATATAAACAATATTACTACGCTGCAAAGAAATTTACTCCGGGTAGTTTAGAATTTAACAATGACAATTGGAATATATTAAAAGACAAACCTCAGAAAGGTCTATTGCCTAACTGGGATTACAAGGCCGAACAGTTTAATGATTTCTATGATTTAAATACTGACAATTTTGACACTAATCAGCAAAAGGTTGCACAACACCTTATTGGATATCAAAAACGTACCTATCTTGAAAACATAATCAAAGATGATGTTAGTCAATATAAATTCTATCAAGGCATGATCATTGAAAAGGGTACTGAAAATGTATTCAATAAATTATTCGATGTGTTGAGTGCGGCCACCCAAGAAAGTCTGACGCTTGACGAAGAATGGGCAGTTCGTGTGGGACAGTACGGCGGCAGTGCTGCCTATGAAGAAATTGAATTTACTCTAAATGAAGAACAATTTAAAATAAATCC